CCCGCAGGTCCAGTTTGCCCGATTGTACCGGCCGGTCCCTGAATTCCTGGCGGCCCTTGCGGTCCTGCGGAACCAGCTGGCCCTTGAATAGAGCCAACATTATCCCATTGTGTTCCGTCCCATACCCAAAGGCTACCGCCAATCAGGTAAGCATCGCCAGCCGTATTACCGGATTGCGGCAATTGGTTAGAGTTAGTAAGAGTGCCCCTGATACTGACGCCGGTACCGGCCGGTCCTTCCGGCCCTGTCTCCCCAGGCGGGCCAGTTGGGCCGGTCGGGCCAGCCGGTCCCATTGTCCCCGGAATTCCCTGCGGGCCAGCAGGCCCTTGCGGACCTGGCGGGCCTTGCGTTCCGCCGCCAACGCCACCCGCATCAATTGCACGGGAAGTCGTTAGCATCATCAATCCTAGTGATGGCGGCGAAATACCGACACCTTGGAATATGCCCGTTCCGGTTCCACCGCCGCCGCCAGTTCCAGGCGGTCCGGCCGGTCCGCGCGGGCCGGTCTCGCCTTGTGGCCCTTGAAGTCCCTGCAATCCTTGCGGGCCTTGCGGGCCAATTGCCCCGGCCGTTCCGGCAATGCCCTGAATTCCCTGTGGACCGGTAGCACCAGTCGAGCCAGCCGGACCGGTTGCCCCGGTTTGCCCTGGCGCTCCCTGCGGGCCAGCCGGTCCGGTAGCGCCAGGAGACCCAGCATTACCCTGCGGTCCTGGATCACCTTGCGGTCCTATCGGCCCTGGACTTCCTTGCGGGCCAGGCGGGCCAATCGTAAAGTCGGTTTCAGGATTAATCCAAAGGTCGCCATCATTAGGCGCATTTGGCGGATGCGTGTCAATAGTAACATCTACGCCTGGCGGCCCTATTGGTCCCTGAATTCCTTGTGGCCCTGCAGGTCCAGGCGGTCCCTGAATTGTGCCGACATTATCCCAGTCATCCCCGGTCCATACAAACATATCGCCGCCGATGAGGAAAGCATCACCTGCGGTATTTCCCGACTGTGGTAGCTCATTCTCGTAATCAAGTGAGCCCTTAATGCTGACGCCAGTACCTGCCGGACCTTCCGGTCCTTCCGGTCCGGTTGGTCCTGCAGGTCCAATTGGCCCTGCCGGACCAGTATTGCCCGCAGGACCGGTATTACCGGTTTGGCCAATTGGACCTTGATTCCCCTGCGGTCCTTGCGAACCAGTCGCGCCTGGTGGCCCTTGCGGACCTGCCGGTCCTTGAACCGTTCCGGAATTCTGCCATCCCGTTCCGGTCCATATCCATAGATTACCGGTAATGATGTAACCGTCGCCAGGATTGTTATTCGTTTGCGGCAACTCGCTAGAATCATTCAGCTGGCCCTTTATATTCAGGCCATGACCAGTCTCGCCTTGTGGCCCTGGCGGTCCAACCGGCCCTGTCGATCCGGTGCCACCCGCAGGCCCTGCCGGCCCAGTCGGTCCCGCAGGGCCTGCCGGTCCAGCCGCGCCTGCGGGACCGGATGGACCTGCCGGTCCTATTGGCCCTTGCGGTCCTGGCGGACCTTCAATTGCCGTTCCCGTTCCGCCCAATGCCGGAATTCCCGGCATTGTAACCGTAGCTGTTCCGACACGTACAATACTTGCAGAAGTATCGGGCTGCTCAGTAGTCATCTCTCGCCCTTATGTGGGTCCCGGTATCGTTTGTCCGGCATTCGGACCATCTTGCCAAGTATTATTCTCCCATACATTCCCGCGCACGCCCCATCCAGGACTATGGCTTACTTGTCGAAGTCCTGCTCCGGGTCGTGCTCCTGGTCGTCATAGTCGGTCATAGTCGGTCATGATCTCCCCCTTTTACGGAATCCAGTCGTTGCCATCCCAGACGCGGACGGATGCCCACCCCGAACCTGTCCACGCCTTCAGCTCCCCCTCGGCCCACTGCGTGCCGGTCCACGCCCGCCACGGGGCACCGCCCGGTGCGGTCGTGGTGCCGAGCTGGTAATGTTCCGCGATCCGCTGCGGCGTCAGCGCGTGGTCGTAGAACGCCGCCTGCATGGCCAGGCCCTGCCAGGCAGGTTCGCCGGGCAGGAACAGCACGCCCGCATCCCCGGCCTGCGCCTCCAGCAGCCCGGCGGCGTGCGATCCGGACCCGGACTGAGCACCGTCGGCGTACACCTGGACAATCCCGCCGTCTAGGCTGATCGCCAGATACTGCCACTGGCCCGGCTCCAGAGCCGCGCTGACCGCGAACTGTCCCTGGCTGCTTCCGTTGCCGACACGGAAGACGTAACCGCCCGTCGTGGCCACGAGGCACATTCCCGTGTACGGCGACGCCCACGTCCTGCCGGTCCCCAGGATGAACCGGTTGTTCTGCGTGTCAGCCGGGCGCACCCATATTTCGGCTGTGAACGCCGGCCAGTTCCCGCCCCGGAACGGCACCGTGATCCCGTTCCCGCCCGTCCCGGCTGCAGGTCCCGGAAGCCCGGCCGGCATGCCGCCGGGGTCCTGGCCGAAAAGAGTCACGCCGACGGCGGTGGAGTGGTAGCCGCCGCCGGATGAGTCGAGCGCCTGCTGGGCGCCCTGCGGTTCGTCCAACTTCCACCACGCCACAGGGGCGTCGCCGTGGACGGCCTGTTCGTAAGCGTTCATGCCGGCATGATCTCCTGTCCTGCGTTGGGCCCGTCCTCCCACCGGTTATCGGACCAGATGTTGGTGCCGCCGCCGGGGTCCCATTGCGTGACCGGTCCGTAGAACCCGCCGTTCGGGAAGTAGCGGGTTGACCACCGGTTCCCGGTGAAGGTCATGTTGGTCGCGGGCGGCTGCCCGGAACGGCTGCCCGCGTACAGCGCGTATCCGCCGCCAGCTAGCAGGTTGTTCTTGCAGGTGACGTTGGCGGTTGCCTGGTGGCTGTTGCCGATGCTCCACGCGCCGGACTGCACGTTCCAGTTCAGCAGCGTGTTGTGCTCGGCGTGCACCTGGATAGTGGCGTTGCCGCCGGTCATCGCGTTGTTGTGGTCGCCTGCCCGGTTACGGGGGTCGTGCATGTAGTTGTCGATGATAGTGATCGCGCCGGTTTCCTCGAATCCCATGCCGACCTGTATTTGCGCACCTGACAGGTTGCACCGCCGGATGATCAGCTCGGGGTCTTCCGGGCCGGGCACGATGCAGTACGCGGCGCGCAGCAGGCCAGGAGTGTCGGTCTCGCCCATCGGGTCGGCGGAGTACATGGTGCAGTCCTCGATGGTTGTGTAATGCGACCGGGCCGGGACCACGCCGGTGCTGTCGCTCGGGATCGCGATCTCGCAGTTGCGGATGGTCGAGTGCTCGCATTCGGACAGGATGAATATCTGCCCGTGGATGAAGCAGCCTTCCAGCGTGACGCCGCTTTCGCGGATGTAGCAGCCGCCGTCGACGTCCAGCCCGCTCACGGTGACACCGGCGCCTGTGATGTGGATGCTGTTGTTGCCGCCCCACGTCCAGCCGCTGCCGCTGACCGGGTTGGCGGCGCCGACCGGGGCCAGCGATGGCGGCAGGGTCGCCCCGGTGTTCGTCTCGTCGGGCCAGTCCGTGAGCGTAGGACCGTTGCCGCCGTTCCCGCCGTTCCCGTTGCCGCCGTTCCCGCCTCCCAGATCTATCCAGAGCATCCCCGGCGTCGGGTCGGGCGGCGCGGTCTCGCCGATGTGCGGGATGGTAGGCGGTCCGGCTGGCCCGGTCGCGCCGGGTGCGCCGTTCGTCCCGGGCGGTCCCTGCGGGCCCTGCGGTCCCTGCGCACCGGTCGGCCCCGCCGGGCCCTGCGGTCCGGGGGGTCCGCCGCCGCCCTCGGCGGCCGGGTCGACCCACAGCATGCCGGTCGCCGGGTCGGGCGGCGCGGTCTCGCCGATGTGCGGGATGGTAGGCGGTCCGGCTGGCCCGGTCGCGCCGGGTGCGCCGTTCGTCCCGGGCGGTCCCTGCGGACCGCGAATTTGCCCTGCATTAACCCACGGCATTTTACTCTGCCTCCGGTGCCCATACCCAAAGGTCTCCGGTATCCTGTGCAATCCAGGCATCGCCAGGATTGCCGGTCATAGATTCTAGATCGCTTTCCGTCTGAACACTTCCCTGAATAGCAACACCAGTACCAGGACTTCCCTGCGGTCCTGGCTCGCCCTGAATCCCTGGCTCGCCTTGCAGCCCCATTTCGCCATTCAATCCTGGCTCGCCCTGAATTCCCGGCTCACCTTGCGGCCCTTCTGGGCCTTCCGGTCCCGTTTCGCCTGCCGGCCCTTCCGGTCCCACTTCGCCCTGTGGCCCTGGCTCGCCCTGCTCACCCTGAATTCCTGGCTCGCCTTGCGGCCCTTCCGGGCCTTGCGGCCCTGCCGGTCCTTCCGGCCCTGCCGGTCCTTCCGGCCCCATTGGACCTTGCGGCCCTTGCGCACCGCCTACCCCATGCGTAACAGAAACAGACGGCGACGGCTTTGCGCTAACCGAAACGCCAACTTGCTTTGGATCGCCAGATGTCGATACGGTAACACGATTTGGAGACGTCATAGCGGCCTAGTCACCTCCGGAGTCATAACGATTGTCCCGGCAACAAGAGTTGTAGTCAGGCCGCCAAGAATTATCTGGCAGTCCCACACACAGTTAGTAGGCAGGTTTGTAGATGTTGGGGAATCTAGATGCAAAAGAATAGTTGCGAAATCAACGGTTGCCTCGAACACGCCAGCGATTACTGTAGACTCCGGTGCTACGCGAATATGTGAATCCACGTCGGCTGCCGAAAGATCCAGCGGCTCACTATCCGGCCCTATAACGTCAAGCCGCAATGTGAAGTCGTCACCAGCGTAAAGAAGCAAGTTAACCTGTGATGGAAGAGCTGTGATGGTAACAGGCCCTTCCGTAAATGGCATAATGCCGACAGGCATTCTACCTAGCGGCCATGGCACTACTTCCGACTGACTCCGCTTCATGATTGAATTCGGCATGACTAATCCCCCGTCTCCGGATTGTTATTCTCAAACGCCGTGGCCGGCAGCCGGTTGCCGCATTGATCGCAATACCGCGCATCGGCTGAATTATACTTCTGGCAAGTCGGGCACTGAATTTCCTCGCCTGGCCCGCGCACATATGATTCCGTTGGCGCTGGCGGGGGAAGCCGCGAACCGCATTGATCACACCACCTAGCATCCTGATCGTTAAACTTGCCGCAATTCGGGCAGCGCGTATTCTCGCCTGGATCACGCCTATACGGCGCTGGGCCCTGGGTTATCCGCGCAAACAGGGCCTGGTGCTGCGGTGTACTCATTTACGCTCCAAATGACGGTTCGCTTTCACATTCGCAGTTATTATGGAATCCGCCAGCACTCGGCATTACCCCTTGATCCGCGAGACTCTGACAGAAGTCGCATGGATCACTGCTTTCTAGGATACGACGCATCCCGTCGCTTCTTGGATCGGCCTTGCTAGCATTCTCCACGTATATACGGCCACCGGAAAGAACTAGGTTCTGTGACACTGATGACAGGTTCCCGCGCGCCATGTCAAAAGCATCTATCATTTGCGCGCCATTCCCGACATACTGAAGGAATGAGCCGATGCCGCCTGGGTCGATAGTCTTCCCTAGCCAGTCATCCGTCAATGTAAGGGATGCCGGCTCATAACTCGCGGGCAACGCGGCCAATCCGGCCGACACACGGCTGGCGTTGTAATAGATCCGTCCGGCCTCCTGGCTCGCTGCGAATTGCCTCCGGAGCACCGTCGCAATGTACGGACGGATTGTATCCCAAGCCGACCGTACATCCTTAATGGTAAACCCCGCATTCCAGAACCTTTCAACAGCGCCGGAAGCCGTACGGCCCAATGCAGCCTGGGTATCGCGGAATCCCCCGCTTAGGACCAATTGCACACTAGGCGCGGATGCCACCTAAATCCACGCCTCTTGGACGCAAAGGCCGCTCCAGCCGTTCGGACGCGGACCGGTCTCCCGGCCCACTAGCGTCCATCTCCGGTGGAGCGCTGGGCTATTCCGGCCGCCGCGCCTCACCGGGCACCGCCTGGACGTGGCTGAACGTCCGGTGAGGACGTAATAGTCCGGTTGACCCTGAACGTACTGAATAATACGTATATTCGGTTTTACGCCGGATTTAATCGCGTCTGCCAACCGGATACGGCAAGACAAACAGATGTAATCCGATCCGTGCCATGGATTCGCATACGGAAGATAATAATCACTCTTCAGAATGCCAAATTGCATCATGGCAAAATCAGCAACACGCATGGCCGTAATGACGCTGGGATATGTGCCGAGATACACATCCTCACCTATGTGAACCGAAAAATGGAAATCCATAACTGATTGCCTCCTGGCCGTCGCTGCGGCATTCTCCGCGTATGGGCCGGAACCTGAACGGAGCCGCTATTTTCGGCTGCACTAGACGGAGTTGCATTCGTACTCGGCGTGGCGGATTGCTCGCCTTGCGTCTGCCCGGTCCGTCCCACATTTGGCGTCTGGTTTCCTGGCGCGCCTAGCGGCGCATTCGGATTGGCGTCCGGTGGCGAGCCGGATGCCGGAGGAGTTGGTGGTGGCGGGTTGACGGGCCTGTGCCCAATTGACCCAATTTGGTACGGCTGGCCGCCTGGAACTGGGCCTTGCGTCATTGCGCCGCCAGTCAGCGCGGCTTCCACGACCTTGTCAATTGCCGCGATAGCATCTGATCTTGTCGCCGCAGCCTTCCAGGCCGCCACATCCTCCGCTGTGACACCCGGAATGCGTCGCCATAGTTCTGCGGCGGGAACACCGAGCATTTGCGCGGCCTTACCCAAACCATCAATCGTGGCAGCGAAACTGCGAGCAGATGTGTCACGCCACAGAATAGCGCCGGATATATCCATCCATCCATCATTATCCCCTTGAGCCTTTGAGGCTAGCCGGAATACGTTGCGCCATGGATCAGTAAGAATGCCGCGCAATTGATCAACCTTCCGGTCTAGTCCATCCCGCGCAGCGCTCAATGCGTCAGCAGAAAGGTTAACCAATGCGCCAAGAAGGTGATATGGCGGAACTTGCGAAATTGTCGACATGTGCCGGATTGTTGCCTCACGGGCATCGATGATCTTAGACAAGTCCGTTTCGCTGAATTCACCAAAGCGCGTATCACTATCCTCACTTGCCCATACGCGGTCCACACCAGGACGGAATGGACGGTCCTCACGGCCTGACACATCCGAATTGACCATCCCCGTTACCCAGCGCTGCCGGAATGCCGCGAATTGTTCCGCGAGCAGCTGATTGAACGTATGGAAGTTAACCTGGTCCTGCAGCGAGATAAGCGGTTCTACCTCGCCTATGATGTCCATGTCAAAATCTAGGTCGGCCTCATATGTGAACCTTATCACCGGGCATACGCCTAGGCCGTGCGACGCGACGGCTGGCCGGCCAGCCAGCCCTGGATCGCCAGGCTCAGGCCATCCCAATGTTGACGGTCCCATTGGGCCAGCTGGCCCGGTCAGGATGTACCGGTTTGTATCATCCAGGACCGTAACAACTCGGCGCACCTTGCCGGGTAGCGACGCATCCTTCATGAGGTGCTCGGCAATAGCGAGAATGGGCCATTCATCAGTAATGTCATCCGCGTACAAAGCCGTCATATGCCTCGGGCTGTACGGCGTAATGACGGACATTGATGAATCCGTCACGCCGCCTTCCTGGAAATCCGTAACCGCAATGCGGCCCGGAAGGACTGTAGCATAGGCAAGACCGTACTTCACGACAGACCGGTGAATGCCATGTTGCCGCGACACCATTCTGTTTGCCTGGAATGACGCCCATCCCGGCTCATCCATTGTCGTCGCGCCTTCCACCTCATCATCAACCCATCCGGTCGGACGGTACCCGTCCACATGAAGGTTCTGCGAAATGACAGAAACAATGAGAGGCAGGAAGTTGTCCCGCGCACGGCGCGTAAGCCAGCGGTACTCGGTTGAAGCGCCGCGCGGCGTGAATGGCGAGTCCTGAATGCCGCGAACGTAATTCGAGATGCGGCGTAGGCGAACCTGCTCGCTGGCGCGCATTACCAGAATTTGCTGCGCCGCGCGGAGAATCCCGTCCGCATCTAGCCCGGAACTTGGCGCCTCAAACAGCGGACCGCTAGCTGGCATTGTCATGAATAACTCCAAACGCGCCCGGTCCGGACTTTCTTCTTTGCCGTCCTGGCATTTGAAAGATATAGCCGTCGTGCATGACGCGCGATAATCATAGCCACGCATGCGTCTATCTTGTTCGGGCTGTCGTGTGATTCCTTGGCAATACTGATGCCGAAACGATTCGGCCGTCTCCGCGCATTCGCAACGTGACGTGACAGCACAGCGCTGCCATCATGATAGAATGCCGGAGACTCGCCTATGATTTCCTCATTCACCATCTCAGCAGCAGCGGTGAATTCCGAGACGTGCGTCCGCATGTCCCAGGCAATTGGCTGTGGGTCACGCCCACCAGGCACCGACATTACCTCAAGCCGTTCCGCATAAAGTCTCGGCCATTCGATCTTGCTGAATGATTCCCATTCCCGCACATCCGCAAAGAATGCGACCGGATTCCACCGGTCAAAAGCGCGCGCTACTGCCGCATCTACCTCGTCAACTGGCACTATTGTACGCCCACCACCCGGAAGTGGTTCCGTTTCCCACGTCCCAAGATCGAAAACAAAGCCGTCGCGGATACGGCAACCTATGAGGGATGTCGCGTCATTCGTTCGTGAGCCGTCGAATCCAAGCGTGATCTCGTCACCATCATCCAATTCCACATCAGGATTGGCCCACCGGTCAAACTCCTGCTGTGTGACCCACGCATCCTCCGCAGCCCTGGGCCAATTGAGATAGAACCGCAGACTGACGTCCAATGGCGTCTTGAGATCGAATATGTGTCTGTCAACAATATCCTCTGGATCAGCCCAGTAGGAATCTCCATAAGCGACTTCAACTCCGCGCAAAAGCGATTCACGGCTGCCAGTATCGGTATCTGGCGGCGCCATTCTGACGTCCATTAGCGTCCGGGCACGGCCGCGTGTACGGCCTTCCTGCTCGGCAATCCAGGCATCATGAGTCGTCTGGGCCACCGACCCAGCGCCAGGCTGCCAGGCATTGGATGTTTGCACTAGGCGCGACTTGGATTTCGCAGTATTCCGGTCCATCACCTCAAAAAGGTCGATACCGCCATTGGACTTAACCCATAGTTCCGTCTGGTCACATATCCCGAATGTAGTCAGCGCGCCTTCTGTCGCATTCGCCGAGTTGGTAATGACGTGCAATTGGCCGCCACCCGGCTTGTATATCAATGTCTTACCCACATCAAGCCCGTAATCGTGCACGATACGGGACTTCTTTGACTTGCTGCTAGGGTCTTCCGGAGTCGCAATGAGCGCGCGGACCATTCGCATTGTGTTGATGAGTCCCTGGTTCTCTGCCGTGGCCGCAATCTGAACCAGCGGCATTCCGACTGGCTTGCCAACTGGCATTTTATCCCCATGGTTATCCACACCCCAATGTGAGAACCGTACAGG